TTCATATTTTTCCCCCTAGTAGTGGTATGTCAAACGGCTTGCCGTCATTGTCGCCTAACTTTGTGAAGCTAACGTGTATGTGTGAGCGGTGCGGATTTATGCCTTTGTACTTACGCCATTTCCAATTTAATATTTTCGAGCATATCCGCCCGTTATAGATGACGTATGATATGCGTGAATCCGATTTGGCTGCGATTCTGATTTGGTCAGCCAGATAAGGTGCGAGGCTGTCGGATGACTGTAACCGAGCATTAATATCAATTGCTCTGACGACCCCAGATTTGTCTGGATTATGATCCGATTTTCTGGAGGAATGACGACTATCGCCCAGCCACCCTTCTGGACTGGCAGTGCTGCGATCTGGAAACCAGGTATCAACTTGATCTCTCAACTGCGCCCCAGCTTTGCATAACCAGGGTTTCATTAGCTTAAAAGTAGTTTTGCTTCGTCAGCTGTAATGCCTAAGCGATCTAACAACTCAGCCTTAGCCTCAGCTCTAGCTGCTGCCTCTGCCTCTGCTGCCTTGCGTTGATCCTCAGCCGCTATTCTTGCAGTTTCTAGATCTGCAATCTCAGCCTCAGTTAATGGAATCACCTCAGTAATTCCTGTACTGCAATCAACTACTACCTTAGTAGGTGTATCTGACATATTTTCTCCTTTGTTAAGCGTTGGATATTCCGTATAAATAAAATGAAGAGCCTGATACAAAATTACCAGCACTCGTAATAAATGTCATACTTGTAATGCTTGCTGTATTGCTTAAAAGTTGAGCAGTTGCAGTTATGGCATAACTTGATGATGAGTTATTTTCAACTGTCCAAGTACTGCCTACTGGTTTAAATGTGCTACCAAAAGCATTTGGAATATAAACCTCTGCTGAGGAAAAAGTGTTAGAAGTAGCGTTAGCACCGCAAGCCGCTATTGCATAATAAAAACCATTTGTAGAGCTACCAGAACCGCTACCAGCCGAGCCATTTCGGTTATAGACATATGTGTCTGTGTAATCATTAGAGGTAATTCCCCCTATTTGAAATTGTACATAATCATTTACATTTGCATTTGAGGTTCTTAATGAGCATCTTACTAAAAGATCTGTATAACTTGTAGAGGGTATACCCGTAAAGGTAACGCTGGCTGCGGTTGTTGTTAAAACTTCTGAATCAATTAAAGTATAGGTTGCCATAGTTACGCCTTTAGTATTCCGTAGAGGGTTGCGGTTGTTCCTGTTGCCCAACCAAAGCCAGCACCACCATCAGTAATTGTAATAGATGTAAGTGCAGATGTTGAACGAAAAAGAGAAACAGTAGCGTTTACACCACCTGTGCCGTTTTTATCGGTAGAAACAGTTGTTAGTAAAGTCTTAAATGTAGAACCAGCATAAGAAAATATATCAATAGTAATAAAGGTAAAGTTAGTATTATTAGGATATTGTGGAGCACCCAAACTAAACCTATTTTGATTAGAGTTTCTACCAGATGTAGCAGATGCGCCATTACCATTTAATAAAGTGTTGGAATACAAACTGCCAGTAGTTACTCCATTGAGATAACCTTCGGGATAAATTTCTCCGCCATTACCTTTACCTACTATAACTAATCTTAAATCAGTATAGGTTGCAGGTATGCTTGATAAAGTGAAATCTGCTGCGCTGCTACCCAAAGTAGTTGTAGCAATTTTCTCGTATGTAGTTGCCATTTTATCCTTTGATTCCGTAAAGGGAAATAGTTGTTCCTGCCGCTAATTGTTGAAAAAAACCAACTGTAATACTAGAAATTGCAGATGTTGACATCCATAAACTTGAGTATAAACCTAAAGCACTATTTGTACTATTGCTATCAAAACCACTAAAAGCGCGAACAGTTTTATATTTTGTTGTTGATGCGTAATCGTGAATATCTACAATAGCAACTCTTGGTGTAGTTGTTCCAGGACTAGAATTTGGATTAGAAGTTAAAACGCATTGTGTATCGTTTGCCGTACCAGCAGCCGCAACAGCAGAGCCAGAACCAACTAATTGATGCCTTGCATAATTTGATCCTGTATCACTATTAAATTGTAAAGTTATATTATTGAAATTTGCATCACTTGAAATAAAATGAATTCTTAATTGTAAAGAGGCATAAGTACTAGCAATCCCTGTAAAATTAACACTATAACCGCTTGTAGGTGTAGCACTTTGTATAGATTCGTATGAGCCTGTTATTGGTGGCACACCACTAGACAAAGTACCTAATAATGAATTAAGCAATGCCGCCTACCACTACCCAATCATTTGCACCTTTTTTAATGCACACGGCTGTTTTATATTGGGCTAATACTGGTGATGCTGGAACTGCGCCAGCACTTAACACTGTTGTTGTGCCAGGTGTTACTGCGCTAATTGTGCAATCACCAACACCAATGTTTAATACTGTTATTGCAGTACCTACTGGAAATGCTACAGAAGCATCTGTTGGTATCTTAAAGGCTATTGCAGTTGCCTTATTCATAACTTCTAATACTTGGTACTGATCTGCTAATACAGCTGTGTAATCGCTTGTGTTGGCAGTACCTACTGTGAAGGCAACCAATGAGTTATAATTGGTAGCTGTTAATACATCACCTGTTATTGCTGGTAAACCTGTTGGCATTTCTACTCCTTAATAAGATAAAACGTTTTGTCCTAAGACCCCGTAATCTACGTTGCCTATTATAAACCCATCTATCACTGGTTCTAGCGTTGTGAAGGTGGTTTTCCAACTATTCGGGGTTATATTCATCCTTACCCCAAAAATCTGTAATGTCTTTTCTAGCACAGATCCACCAGGTTGTGTGGTCTTAACTGTGATTGGATCAAAGAAATCTAGGTCTAAGGCGGCTACTATGCCTGAGTTATAACTAGGTGTGTATAGGTCTAGGACTATGGCATCTACTCGTATACTGGTTTCTTGCCTAGAGGCGACATAAGCCCTGGCATAATCTAGGGCTACGGCATCTGATTCCATTAATAGGTTATCTAAGAAATAGCTGTGGAGAAAGTATTTATCTATGCTGGCTTGATTTAGGGCTACCTGTGGGCTACCACCAGCTCTAGTAATAGTTGCTTTATTAAATACTAATACGTCATTTAATATCCAAGTGGCATCGAAGTAAGGTATGCCAGATCCATCATCTGTAAACACTGTAGGCGTGCCACCAATAGAGCTGACAGTTACGCCTCTATCTTGGAATACAAAGTTATTATCAGCACTGACATAGATAGCGCCATACTCGGAGTTGGCTACAGTAAACAATGCTTGTAATGCTGTGCGGTTAGTACCGGGATCTGCTTGTAATGTAGTAAGACCTGTATCAATATCTCTTTGTGATGCTGGCCATGAAATCTGATCTAAAATATCGTTGATGCGAGCACCAGATAATTCACCTGCGCTAGTACCAGCCACTGTGCTTATTTGGGCTAATTGGGCTAATCTAAAAGCATCTACAGCTTGTATGGTAGTAATCGCTACATCTTCTGATTCTTGTGGGTAACTTGTAACATAACTTGTAATATAACCTGCAAATATAGGATAAGTAACTGATCCATAAGTAGCAGTAATTTGCACTTTTTTCATAGGCGTTAGAAGTCCTGCGTACGGCCCTGTTACGTTCTGTGGGTTAAAATCACCATTCTGATCTGTCAAGCGTAGAGTAAGTGAGCCTGTCTGGAATTCATCACTGAGTGCAGTACGGCCTCTATTAGTTTCTATTCTATTCACCTGATTAGATACATCTACGATTACGGATGTTGAATCAGCAAATACGTTAGTGCCAAATATGGCTTGGTCAAATATTGCAGCCTGAGCAAAACTCGGCCCAGTGCTAAAGTTAATTATTGCATTTATTACAGGTAATGTCATTACGGCAACTGTCCAGCAGCAGAAGTGTTATATCCGCTTCTACCTGCCACCTGAATCATTTCTGCTATTAATTGAGAAAACTTATCGCCAGATTGTGCTGCATCAACAGTTACATTTACGCTAGGCATCCTGTTGCCAGATTCCCTAAGTCTTTCCATTGTAATATCAGAAGCACTCATGCCAGCATAATTTGCATTACCTTCTAATTTAGTTCCTAGATTTTGGAAATAACTTTCTGGCAATCCTGGTACTTGTCTTGATGAGCCACCAGAAAAGGCTTGATATGCAGCTTCATATCTAGCAGACATGTGAGCCAATGCGGATGCCTCTTGCAAGCCTAAGCCCATAGTCATAAATTCACTTACTAATTTATTAACCATTGTACTAAATTTATCGGTTGATGCTATTAGTTCATCTGTAAATCTCTTTAATCCTTGCGCGGCATCCATTTCAGCCAATAGCTTTTTAGCCAATGCCTCATTGTTATCTAGTATGGCTAACTGTGATCTTAGGCGTAGTTTAGTTTCTTCATCTGTTGCAGCATTTAGGGCTGCCGTTAAACCTATACGCTCTAGGTCAAACTTATCTTTTAACTGATCTACGGCTGTTTTTTTCTTTAATAAATCGTTTTCAGTTTTACGTAATGTAACAGCATTTTTAATGGCCTGAGTTTCTTGCCTCCTCTGTTGCGCATTAACTCTACCTGCGGTTCTTTCTTGGCCACCACGATCTGTTTCTTGGCGACCTGCGCTTCTTAATGCTTCTGTAGCTCTTAGCACTGCGCCAATGCCAGGTATGTTTCTTAAAAATGAACCATCTATTCCAGGTACGTTTGTAATCTCTTTTAATTTAGCCGCTACCTTACCTAGCCCGACCAATACCTCGCTAGTAGCAGTAGCAAAATCTTCCATGTTATTAGTTACACTTGCAATGCTATTATCTTTGCCTAAAGCACTTAATGCATCTAATAAACCTTTACCAATAATTTCACGTGAGTTGGCTGCGGCAACAGATATTAAACTTAATTTTCCAGCATAGGTATCTAATCTAGCTGAGGCTTGGCCTGAAAACTTGTTATTAAGTTCGGCCATGATTTCATCCATGTTGCCAGCCTTTAGCAAGTTCTTATCTAAACCAGCGCCTAATCTGCTAAGGCCTGTAGTGTTACCAGCATAAGCACGTGATAAGGCTGTAGTAACTTGTGTTAATGATCGACCAGTAGCAGCCGATACATCCATAGCCGTAGTTAATGCATCTTGGCTCTTAGTAATTGATCCGGTTACTGTTAGTAATTGCTGAAATGCTGGTCTTAACTCATCATCTAATACGCCAGTGGCTCTCTGTAAATTGTCTATGTATAGTTCAACGCCAGGTGCGCTAAATTGATAACCTGTATTTCTTAACTGAATCTCTAATGACTTAGCGGCCTTCTCATCAGCTGCAAAAGCTTTTACTGCTTCTCTACTAAATCTAGTTAATGCTGTTACTGAAAATGCTGCGGCAAAGGTGCGGCCAAAGGTTTTAACTTGCTTTTCAAACGCACTGATTTCTTTCTTGCCTTTTTTAAGGCCTTTGTTATTAAAGGTGCTGAGTGCCGATACGACTATATTGGCCATTATGCAACCTTCTTCTCAGTAGTTTTATTAAAGTGTGTAACTGTAGAGTTAATCGCCTTTACAATTACGCCATAAATATCGCCACTATCTTGCGCCCATGCTTTGTAAATCAAACGGCCTTTAGTCTTACGACCACCACCTCTAGCGCCTTTAACTTTAGGCTGAGATGTAAGAGTAGGTAAGTCAGTAACAAACTGATACCCAGCAAATGGATTATTAGAATTATATGCAGCTGTAGATCTGCTTCTATTTTTTCTGCTACCTGATTGCTTAAATGCCATTGTGCCGCCACCTTCTGCAACAGAAGTAAATGGCGCTCTGCCTTGTGGGTTTAATCTACCTGCGGTTTCATAGATACGACCTGCGGCGCTTATATTGTAAACATAACTTTCTACTGTATAACCATTACTAAACCTGCGATTTTGACCCTCTTTGAATCCAATGCCACCTCGGAC